TCTATGATCGGATCGATGGCTGACAGAATTATAGAGGGTCTAGGTGGTGGAGTAAGTATTGATGATATAATGGATCTTAACAACGCTATAGCCAGATCAGGGCTGGATAACAAGACATATATGATTCCGCTGGCGGGAGACGTGGATGTTATCAAGGGACGGCTAGAGGCTGTCAAGGAAGCCGCTAACCGGATGCCTATGACTACTGACGTAAGAGGATGGATAGGTGATTCTAGGACCAAGGAGGATATTTTGATGAATGACGTTACGATCAACATCGATCTTAATAACGATCCTTTCATAGCCCCTAAGTTCAGGATGAGTATCAGGAGGGATGAGACGTTCTTCGAGGATACGGAGACCCCGTTCGTCAACCCGCCCGGTTCCCAATCGGAGTTCGCCTCGCCTACGAAGGCGGCCGAGGATAAGTCTTTGGTTTCCGACGGAAACGTAGTGTCAGGGGAAAATGAAGCGGAAAATCCTTGCTAGGCAAATTTATTCGTCTTATCTTTGCGGCGTCAGTCCATCACCTGACGATTGACATACTCCCATCGTTAAAGAGAATGGGATTCTTGGATACAAGCGCAAGAAACCCCGATATTACTATCGCTGGAATCACTCTTGCTCTCCAATTCGGAAATGCCCTTCCGAAGTATATTACGGGCTGCAAGAATATCACGGTCGTTGATTGCGCCGCACGATGGGCACACCCACGTGCGGTCGCATAACGACAGCCCTTTATTAATGCGGCCGCATTCGCAAGTTTTGGAAGAAGGATACCATTTGTCAATCTTATGTACTATCACTCTATACTTTGAAGCAACATACATCAGTTTATAAATAAAATAAGAATGACTAAGATCGAAAACTTTCTTGCCCCATAGCCGTTTCATCCCTTCTATATTCAAATTCTCAATGAAAATATAATCATATTGTTTACACAATTGATGAGCTAATTTCCATTGAAAATCTGATCGAAGGTTATCGATTCTCCTATAGGCTTGCTGTAAATCGAATAAGATTCTTTTTCTATTGCTAGATCCTTTCTTCGCATTAGAAAACTTTCTATTTAGTTTTCTAATCTTGTTTTGATATTGTTTGAAAAATAGCGGAGAAACGATACTACTGCCATCGCTTTTAGTCAGGTAAGTTTTCAGACCGAAATCTAATCCTACAGATGCACCATCATGTGTCTTTCTATAGGAGTTTGTTGGATTATGATCTGTAATTATTATCAAACTGTAGCGACGACAAGTTTCACGTACTATTCTGATTTGTTTGACATTGCCTTCATAAGGTCTACTGTATGAGAATTTAAATCGTTTCTTCCCTTTGTTTATTGTCAGACAATTCCCATTTAGGGTAAACCCACCTTGTTTGAAAACAAAAGAATTGAAACAATCAGCTCTTTTGAACTTAGGTGGCCGTTTAGATAACTTCTTAAAGAAACGATTGTATGCAGAATCCAATCTCTGAAGGATTTCTTGTGTTGTTTGGGAGTGAAGTAAGTTCCTTTTTATCCTTTTAGCAAAATGCTTTTGCATCTTACCAACTGAAATATATTTTCCAAACAGCTTGTAATACCTACGCTGTAGAGCTAAAGCATGATTCCATACGAAACAACATTCGCGAAGCATCTTATCTAGGTGCTTCGTTTCCTTTGAATGATAGATGTTGTATTTGTATGAAATCATTTTTAATTATATTTATGACGCAAATATAATAATAATTTTTATATTTGCAATAAAAAACATGGACAAAAGATGGAAAACGAATAAAAGCAGTGTTTACAACATAGGATACCATATAATATGGTGCCCTAAATACAGAAGGAAAATATTAACCGGTGAAATAGAGTCCAGGCTAAGAGAACTTCTTTTATTTAAATCGACAGAGAATGGGTGGGTTATTGAAAATATGGAAATAATGCCTGATTATATTCATATTTTCATAAAAGCCACGCCTTCGGATTCTATATCTCATATTGTTTCACAATTAAAAGGATACACATCTTTTGTATTAAGAAACGAATTTGAAACGATAAGGAGAAGACTCCCATCATTGTGGACAAGATCTTTTTATGTTGAAACAATAGGGCATATATCCGAGTCGATCATAAAAAAATATATAGATGATCAGAAAAAACATTGATTCCATGCTTGAAAGCATGGGTTTTACGAAAATTATAATTTTAATAACATGCAATTAGACTCTTTTTTACACCGGAAAATTATGCAAGACCTACGCATCCAGCGAGTTAAGGTCTTGATGATGTTATACACCAGTCATTATTTTGTCAATAACAGACAAAGGCAGTTACTTGACCATACATACGCTTTAAGCAGAAGTCAGGCTTTCGATTATATGACGGAGTTCAATAAAAGACTTAGTGATAAGATAGGTATAGAATGTACGATGGATATTCTTCTACCTACCGATGATGATAATGCTAATATCATAATCGAGTACAATGGCATCATTAAGAAGTTGATGAGGGAAGCCGAGAAGCTGGAACTTGACACTGACGCTATTAAGGATATGATGCGCGATCTACTTAATGAGTTGAAAGGTGATGTTGATCTTAATATCTTGATATTTGACGTAACCCAGTTACTTATAAAATACAATCTATTTAGGTTGGATGCTATAACCGAGCAGGAGTTCAAGAACTCTTTTGTCAGAATGGATAGTAGGAATATGGAGATAAAGAAACTAACTTTATCTGATATCAAGAAGGTGGTGATGATGATGGAGGATAGGTATGATTATGCATTGTATATGACAGAGGAATATGGCTGATTACATTTTTTGTAAAAATATCTCCTATTTGTTTGTAGTTTCAAAATAAGGTCTTATATTTGCGGTGTCCATCCGTTATTGGGCCATAAGAAGATATTAACTCGCCTAGGCGTAGGCGATAGATGAGGGCTATTGGTGGAATAACGGACGCCAATGGCTCTCGTTGTTTTTATATTATGAGTGAATTATCTGAGATTTTTAGTTATGATGGAAATGAGGTGACTTTTAAGACGATCAATGGAACGACTTATATTAATGCCACAGAGATGGCTAAACACTTCAATAGAAGACCAAATGATTATTTATCGCTAACATCTGCAAATGAGCTGGTTAGTGCAATTACCAGAAAAACTGGTAAATCTGAAAATCAGTTAGTTATAAAGAAGACTGGAATGCCAGCTTTTGGAGGTGGAGTATGGCTGCATGAAGATATAGCTATAGATTTTGCTCAATGGCTTAGTATAGATTTTAAGTTATGGTGTGCAGACAAGATAAAGGAACTTCTATTGAAAGGGTATACATCAATAAATAGGAATAACTCTGATATAAGCAGAAACGATCTTCCATCTGATTATATAGAGGCATTAGAGGCGTTACTTAAATCTGAAAAGGAGAAAAAGGCATTAGCTGAGGCGAAGAAAGCGGCAGAGGAAGCCAAAAGGATATCTGATAATATCATCAAAGAACAGGTTCCTATGGTTGAGTTTGCTAAGACAGCCGAAATAGCCCAAGAGACAGATATGTTGATCAGAGAGGTTCGGGAGAAGTTGGAGGCTCATGGGTATGATATAGCGGAGAAGAATCTTCGTATATTGCTTGAGGATAATAAGTTCTTCGCCAAAACCGGTAAGAGATGGTTGCTTTCCCAAAGGATGATAGATCGTGGTTACGCTCGTTACAGGTATCGTGATGACGATGAGTTCTATGGGACTAACACCGTCTATGTGACTCCTAAGGGATTCCAGTGGATCGTGTCTAAGATATCTAGGGAATGGATGCCTAGGTTCTTGGAGTTGAAAGGTAGGGTTCTCAGTAGATCGGATAAAAATATTTTTGCTAAACAATAAGTTTCGTTTTTATAGTTTTAGGATTGAGTTTTTTGTTTGTCCGTGAGGATCGGCAAAATGATTTGTACTTTTCAATAGAAACATAAGGTTTGTTATTATTGTTATTTGGCTCCCGTCCGCTCGTGAGAGTAGGCGGGATTTTCATATCTTTGTAACAAAACGATTTAGCTATGGGTAGATCTTGTTATGTTATAAAAAATAAGGAGGGTGGGGTAGATAATGTCCTTGCCCCGAACGACCAACCATCCGGATTATACCAAAGGGCGATGGAGGTGCTTGGTGACCAGAAGCAGGCCTTATCGGTCTGGGGTACGGCCTACTCCCCCGACTTCGTGTCTTTCTTTGGCGATTGGATGTCCATGCCATCAGAATACGGCTTAGATAGCAATGGGGAGCCTAGGTATGATGATGTCATGTCCTTTATCAAACAAAAGAATTATGCTGTGGGTAATTTCATGGCTGACGAGGTTAAGGATATCAATAATACCATTACTTCCCTGGGCGTTGATAATATCAATGATCTTAATGATATGATCGTATCTAACTTCCTTCCCGGCGGTGATATATTCATCAACAGATATAATCTTGAACGATCCGGGATGTATGATGCTGATGAGATTGATAATATCATGACTAACCGATTGGAGTATGAGCGGGTAAGGGATATGATGAGGAGGATTGTCGATTTTATGTCTGAGGGGGATCTCAATGAGAAGGATACATATTTCTTGTCCTCCGAATCAGGCCTTGGTGATGATTATATGATATATGAGGATGTGTATGATTCATTGGGAAAGAGAAGAGTCTTGAATCCAATGGAGGTAAGGGATACGATC